CGCAACAGACACTGGGATGGAAAAATACGTCTATTCAATACACAGACTGGTGAGATTTATGTTGGTCTTCTTGATAAGGTAACTCGTTTTTGTGAGAATCACGATTACACTTATGAATTTATAAACAATAAGTTTTATGGTCTTCCTTTTGAAGTTAATGATATGATTTCAAAAGAAGGTGTAAAAGATTATATGACTTCTATTTGCAAGTACGCTCCCCGCGAGTACCAAGTTGAGGGAGTATACGACGCTTTAAAACACAATAGAAAGTTGCTGATATCTCCAACTGCTTCTGGAAAGTCGTTGATGATATATTCAATTGTGAGATATTACGTTGAGAAAGGGCAAAATACGTTGATAGTCGTTCCAACGACATCCCTTGTAGAGCAGATGTATAAAGACTTTGCAGATTATGGGTGGGACGTGGGTTCATTTTGCCACAAGATATATGCTGGAAAAGAAAGAGAAACGGACTCTCAGGTGATTATCACAACCTGGCAGTCCATCTACAAACTTCCCCGACAATATTTTTCAAGATTTAATGTGGTCGTTGGAGATGAAGCACACCAGTTCAAATCTAAATCATTAGTATCTATAATGACAAAACTTTCAGATGCAAAATATCGTTATGGTTTTACAGGAACTTTAGATGGTACACAGACACATAAGTGGGTTTTAGAAGGTTTATTTGGTCCTTCATATAAAATTATCAGAACAGAAGAACTGATGCAGAAGGGTCATGTTGCTAAACTGGATATTAACATTCTTCTATTGAAACACCCACCGAATAGATTTGAAACTTTTGAAGATGAAGTTCAATATATTATCAATCACGAGAAACGCAATAAATTCATCAAAAATCTTGCCCTCGATCTTAAAGGCAATACTTTAATTCTCTTTTCAAGAGTGGAAGGTCACGGGCAACCTTTATACGAACTCATAAATAAGAGTATCGCAGAAGATCGCCACGTGTTCTTTGTTCACGGTGGTGTGGATACTGAAGACCGAGAAAAAGTCAGAGAGATTACTGAAAAGGAAAACAATGCTATCATCGTTGCTTCTTACGGGACTTTTTCTACTGGTATTAACATCAGAAATCTACATAATGTTATCTTTGCTTCCCCTAGTAAATCAAGAATCAGGAACCTCCAATCAATCGGAAGAGTTTTAAGAAAATCCGATAATAAAACAAAGGCAACTCTATATGACATTGCCGATGATATCAGTTATAAGTCAAGAAAAAATTATACACTCAACCATCTAATCGAAAGAATCAAAGTTTATAACGAAGAAAACTTTAATTATGATATTGTAAACATACCGCTTAAGAACTAATGGGAGAAGAGTTTTACGCAATTATAAAATTAGTATCTGGTGAGGAAATTTTATCATTAGTCATGGTAGATGAAAATGATGGAGATCCTGTAATTGTTTTACAAAATCCAGTCACAATGAAAGCTTTCCATAATCAGCATGGAATGCATATCAAAGTTAAACCATGGATTGAAATGTCTAGTGATGATTTTTTTATGATTAAACTTGATAAAATTATAACAATGACAGAAACTAAAGATAAAAAATTAATTGATATTTATAATAATTATGTTAATGATGATTCTATAGAAGTGCATAGTCCTTCCGGAAAAGTAAAACCATCAACAAAAATGGGATATATTTCTTCTGTAGAGGATGCTCGTAAAAAACTTGAAAATCTCTTTAAAGGTCTTAAAGAAGGCTAAATCTTATCTTTAACGGAGACAAACCTAGTCTACTCATATTTTCATAACTTGTCAAGCCCTTAAAAAGTGTGGTATAATAAACAAAAGTTATATTGAATGAGTCCAATGCTATGCCCAAAAAGAAAACAGAACATTATGTAAATAATAAAGAATTATTAGAAGCACTAATTGTGTATCGCACAAAGGTTGCTGCTGCTAAAGAAGCAGGTCTTCCGAAACCGCGTATTACAAATTATTTGGGTGAGTGTTTTCTAAAGATTGCGACTCATTTATCATATAAACCAAACTTTGTGAATTATATGTTCCGTGAAGATATGATCTCTGACGGAATTGAAAATTGTGTTCAATACATTCACAACTTTGATCCAGAGAAATCAAAGAATCCTTTTGCTTACTTTACTCAAATCATTCACTACGCATTTTTGAGAAGAATTCAAAAGGAAAAGAAGCAGTTGGATATTAAAACCAAGATTATCGAACGCACTGGTTTCGATGAGGTTATGATGGTTGACGATAGCTTGCTTTCTGGGCATAGTTCCGATTATAATAGTATCAAAGACGCTATCCAGTATCGCAATAACCGATGAAAGTCGCCATTATCACAGATAGTCACTACGGCGCCCGGAAAGGTTCAAAACACCTACATGACTATTTTGAGTTATTCTATAAGAATGTTTTCTTTCCTGCTTTGGAAGAGCACGGAGTAGAGGCAGTCATCCATATGGGAGATGCCTTTGATAGTCGCAAGTCAATTGACTATCAGAGTTTGGAATGGTCAAAGCGAGTTGTATTTGACCCTCTTAAAAAGTATGATGTTCACATGATTGTGGGAAATCACGACACATACTATAAGAATACTAATGAAGTTAATTCTCCGGAACTTCTTCTACAAACTTATTCAAATATTAAAACTTATAGTCAACCAACTGAAGTAAATATTGGTGGACTTGATATTTTATTTTTACCATGGATTAATCAAGAAAATGAAGAAAAAACTCTTAAACTTATTGAAAAGACAACTAGCAAGTGTGCGATGGGGCACCTTGAACTCCAAGGATTTAGAGTTAATCGACAACTCATCATGGAGCATGGTTTGGAGAGCAAACTATTTGAGAAGTTCGAACGGGTCTACTCGGGACACTATCACACTCGATCAAACAACGGCACGGTCTTCTATCTAGGAAATCCCTATGAGATGTATTGGACTGATGTGAATGATACTCGTGGATTTCATATCTTCGATACGGAAACCCTCACTCACACTCCAATCAATAATCCTTATAAATTGTTTTATCACATTTATTACGAGGATACTCCTTACCAGTTATTTGATGCAACTGAGTATGAAAACAAAATTGTAAAAGTTATCGTTCGTAAAAAATCAAAACCAAAAGATTTTGAGAAGTTTATTGATAAACTATATACTGCTGGTATTCAAGAACTCAAAATCGTTGAAAACTTTGATATTCAAGAAAGTGAAGATTTTGAAATCGATGAAGAAGAGAATACGATTTCAATTCTAAATCGATATATTGAAGAATCTGAATTTGAATTTGATAAAAATATTATCAAAGGTATTTTCCAAGATCTTTACAAACAAGCTTGCGAAGTAGAGTAAATGTTTCTTCTTACGATTAAAGACCGAAAAGATGATGGGGCATATGCAGTCCAAGACCAATATGGGCATAAGGTCTTATTTTTGTTTGAGGAAGAAGATGATGCAACTCGTTATGCTTTGATGTTAGAAGATCAAGAAGATACTGAAATGGAAGTTGTAGAAGTTGATGAGGAGCTTGCAATCAAGACCTGCAAGATGTATAATTACAAGTATGCTGTGATCACTCCCGACGATATCGTTATTCCTCCTAAGAATGTTAGTATTTCACAAGATTAAATGGAAAAATTTTCTCTCCACTGGAAATCATTGGACAGAAGTTGATTTTGAAAAACACAATACAAATTTAATTATCGGGACAAATGGTGCAGGTAAATCCACAATTCTGGATGCACTTACTTTTGTTCTTTTCAACAAGCCTTTTAGGCGGATTAACAAACCTCAACTAGTCAATACTACGAATGAAAAAGATTGTCTTGTAGAGATTGAGTTCTCTGTGAATAATCGAGACTATTTGGTTCGTCGTGGCATTAAACCAAATATTTTTGATATTGAAGTAAACGGCAATCCTCTTCATAAAGAGGCGGATGACCGAGCAAATCAAAGAATTCTGGAAGAGAATATTCTTAAGGTCAATTACAAATCTTTTACTCAGATTGTGATTTTGGGTAGTAGTACATTTGTTCCTTTTATGCAACTGACTACTTCAAACCGCCGTGAAGTGATTGAAGATCTTTTGGATATTCGCATCTTTTCTGCAATGAATGCTTTGATCAAAGATAAAATTCGTGAGAAAAAGGACCAGGTTAAATCTCTTGATCTTAAGAAAGAAACTCTTAAGGATAAAATGAAAATGCAACAAGAGTTTATTGAGGAACTTGAGAATCGTGGTAATGCCAATATAAATGCCAATAAAGAAAAGATTGCCAATTTAGACCAAGAAGTTGGCATTTATATGAATGAAAGTGCCAAAACAGAAGAGCAAATCTTTGTCTACACTAAAGAACAGGAAGAACTTATTGGTGCTGACGATAAGTTAGTAAAGCTTAACAATCTGAAGGGTAAAATTTCGCAGAAAGTATCTGCTATTACTAAAGAGCATAAGTTTTTTACAGAAAATACGGTATGCCCTACTTGCACTCAAACTATAGAGGAAGAGTTCCGGTTAAATAGAATTACAGACGCTCAAAATAAGGCAAAGGAACTCCAGAAAGGTTTTCAAGAACTTGAGGAGACTATAAAGTTAGAACAGGAAAGAGAGCGTCAATTCACAGTTCTATCTAAGGAGATTACGAAACTCAATCATGAGATTTCTCAAAACAATACTCGGATTTCCCTCAACCAGAGACAAATACGAGACCTTGAATCTGAAATTCAAACTATTACCCAAAACCTTGCAAACAGAAATACTGAGCAT